GAGGAAAATACACCCTGTTGATTACGAAGAAGTCTATGAGAGACAATCGAGGAAGCAATGACGAGAGAACGGTTGAGAAGAGAGTAACCGGCCTACAGAAAGAAAACAGAGATAAACAACATGATGTGTCTCCATTCCTACATGACGTCATGAAGGAATTTAGCAGTTTGTTGGGACAAGCTGTGGGGAGGAAAATACACCCTGTTGATTACGAAGAAGTCTATGAGAGACAATCGAGGCCTACACAAAGGCGCATCTTGGAAGAGGCTGACCATCTGGTGGATGATGGCACTGCTTCCGCAATGCAGAAGGCTGAAGCTTATGGCAACGTTAATGACCCCCGAAACATTACTATAATGAATCCGGCGTCTAAGTTGGAACATAGCAGATGGCTGTATGCAGTGTACGAGGTGCTTAGTGAAATGCCCTGGTATGCATTCGGAAAACCACCGATCGAGGTGGCCAACCGGGTTGCAGAACTATGTGAGAAAGCCAAATTTTGGTCTGACTCAGATTGTAGTCGAATGGATGGTAGAGTAGACGCAAGAGTGCGCACACTGGAACAGATGTGCATGTTCGAGATGTTTGCTCCTGAGTACCACATGGAACTCAGTCGTGCTCTAAAGTCCCAAACATTTCTAAAGGTGGTCACCAAATTCGGGGTCCGGTACAACAGTGAATACTCGCGTGCGTCTGGATCCGCTGAAACGGCGGCCTTCAACACAATCTTGTCTGCCTTCATCGCCTACCTGGCGTTCAGAATGACCCGCAAACCCAACGGGGCGTTCTACACCCCAGAAGAAGCCTGGAATGCCTTAGGTATTTACGGCGGAGATGATGCAGGTACACCTGACTTGCCCAAAAGGGCGGCGGAAAAGGCTGCTTCCATGATGGGACAGAAACTCGAGGTGGTTGAGATCTGTCGTGGAGGCGAAGGAGTACAGTTTCTAGCCAGATACTATGGGCCCGGTGTCTGGGAAGGTAGAAACAACTCTTGTTGTGACATAGCGAGACAATTGAAGAAGTTTCATGTCACAGTGCATCTCAACAGGGTCAATGAAAATTGCAAGCTGTTAGAGAAATCGTTCGCATTTAGCCTGTGCGACTCAGCAACCCCTGTAATTGGACCGTTTGTCACCAAAGCGCTATCCATTGCAGGTTATACCAGAAAGGACTACACCAACAGTCTATCTATCTGGAATTCCCAATATGACGAGAAAGTCCACTATCCGAATGAATATGAAGAATGGATGGACACTCTGCTCGAACGCCAGATCCCTGAATTTGACGTTACACGCTTTTTGGACTGGCTCGATGCCTGACATGACTTATACGCCCTGCGGAACCCAGGGGACTTCTGTCCCCGAGTGGAAGCAGAACCTAAGTCTGGAAAAGTGGTGGTTGATGGAGACGTTATTGAAGGACCCCCAGATGATGTGGATGACGGTAAAGCCCCTGAAGACGGAAGACGGAAGCGTGGCGGAGGTAATCCTCCTAGTACCCGCAGAAGAGGACGATCCAAACGCCCTAACGCCAAGACACCCCGTGAAGCTACTCCAAGTGAAGGACAACCTAGACAGAGAACTAGAGTGGCTCAAGACACGCCTAGACATAATGGTCAGAAGCGTGCCGAACGCGTGAGCAAACCACGCCAAAACAAAAGAACTAATTAGTTCTGTGTGCGAGAGTACACTACCGC